CGCGCCTGGCCAAGTCTGCCATCGTTCCAACCACCCGTGCCTTCGTAGGATTCGCGCGGTGGTAGATCCGCGAGTTCTTCTTTGTCGGTCATACATCCTCCTGTGAAAGAGCGGCGCGGACGGCGGTAACAAATCCCAACGCGCCACCCTTCTTGAAAGGCCATCTCGCGCAGTTGGGGCATTTTGTGCCGGTCGGGTGATTATACGGGCATTCAGTCACTCGGCCATCACCAACCGCCTCCCGCTGCGCCGGACTCAGCCCCATCGCCACGCGCTCCGCTTCTGTCGGGGTGGTCATGGGACGCTGACCCAAATAACGAACCACGCCATTTTGCAGACGAGATGGATAGCCTGATCTTGATTGAATGTCAGTTTTCCGCGACATTTCGCATCGTCTGTAAACCAGTGCACAACAGCCTCCGCAAAACCCAGCCACCATATGCCGGTCAGTAGAGCCACAATGGCCCCATGAATAAAGCTGTGTGCGCCAAGAGCCTGCCACCACGGGATACCAGGTATCGGGGCGGTACGGTTTTTTGCTTTCGATAAGAAGTCGCCCTGCAATGGGTAATCGGCAATAAAATGCCCACCGAGTAGCGCGATCAAAATTAGTTCACTCGCCATCATCCATTCCTTTCTGTGTTCCGGGGGTGGGAAGCCATTGAGCCGCCATAGCTTCGGCTATTCCCTGATAGGTGCGCGACCGCTCTTTCTTGCGATCCGCGCCGGGAGCCATCCGCCAAATGCGCTGATCCCGGCCTTCAACCTCGTTCGTCGGGACAAGCGGTGGCAAGTTCTTGAGCCAGAGACATGTCGCCTTCGTTTCTCCATGCCCAAACTGCCATGGCTGGATGATCTGGCTCGGCGACGGTATGCCAAACAGGCGGCGGGGGTGGCCCATCATGATTGGGTTTTCGACCGCGATATGCTTGACCGGCGCATCGAGCATTGAATAAAAGAACGAAGCCGCAGCGCCCATCATGGCCCATCTGTCGCCATTGGGGCCGTTCTCCGCCTTCATCCCGGCGTAGAGATGCTTTGCCCCGCTGTTCGCCAGATAGGTGCACTCGGGATGAGCAATAAGCAAATCCCACTTATGCTGCCAATGATAAGCGGCAATTCTCGCATCGCCTTGGATATGCCAGCGCGGGTCGCCTTCGGTTGGCAATAGATCACAAGACCATGCATCCGCCCCACGCGCCCTGAAAGCGTCCCGCACCGTCGCGGAATATTCGCAGGCTACCAATACCCGCATCACAGGGGCGCTCCGGGGGTGGTAGCGATACGCTCCGGGAATTGGCATTTAAGCAGCCGTGATTGCTCAACCATCATTTGACAGCAAGTCAACGCTGCCTCTCTCGCCTTGTGCTGCTGCTGATCGAACATTCGCGCGCTAATCATTGTCGGAAGATGCGTGACCGTTGCCCATACCGCATTAGGGCCACAATGCCACATGCCGCGCGCTGGACGGTCCTCGACGAACTCGATATGATACTCTTCAGCCATTGCGAACCCTTCCGTTCGTATTGGTCAGGCCCGGCTTGGTGTTAGCGTACACAGTGTAAGCAACAACGTGCGATTCACGCTCCGTTCGCGCAGTGTTCACCGTGAACAGCGCGCAAAAACGGCTCAAAAGCGGCCTTGGCATGTCCTCCGAAGGCAGAGGCCAGAGGTTCGAATCCTCTTGGGTGCGCCAGTTTCCCGCCGTTTCTGAAATGGCGCGGCGCGAGGCGTGTAAGCTTCGGTGTATGCTACTGGTCATTTCTGCACCTTCATGCGCTTGCGGCAACGATCATAGATGCGGCGAGCTTGGGCCTGCCCCTCCCGCTTTTCACGGTCGATCTTGGCAAGTTCATCAACCTCACTTAGCGTTAGATAATCTTTCCACATTACCATTCGCCGCCCTCATCGTCGGCGTCCTCATTGAGATCATGTGCAACGCTTCCGCTACCTCCACAGCGAGGACAATCTATTTCATAGACTCCTGCGCGCGTTCCTATCAGAACCTTGCGCTCAGCGTTGAAGCCATTCCCCCTGCAAAGCGGGCACTCAATATCGATAATCATAAGTATGAAACCTTCATGATAATGGGAGCGGTTCTGCAATTCATTGTGCAGAAACCATCCATACAATCGTCGCACGGTTGGAAGCCCAACTCCTGCCCGCGCTCGCGGACCGCCTCAATGCGCTTGGCCTGCAACTCAATGATGCGCTCATCAAGTCGGGCCATTTTGCGCTGGGCAATAGTTGGCGCAGGATCATAGCTCATGCGAACACAAAATCCTTTTCTGTGTAGAGATGACCAAACCAGCGCGGGGCAGGATTACTGCTCACAAGGTCCGCGTAGTAGGCGTATTCCGCCCGACCAGCATTATCGAAACGAAAGCAACGATCCGAAGGGCGGCGCTCTTCTGCGCCAGTATCCTCAATGAAAACGCCACCAGCGAGTGTGGAAAACTTGAGAAGCATAGCAACCTCCTTTTGGGATGGGCGGAATTGCCCGTTGCGGTATGTTCTGTTCGTTTCCATATCCATGTCTATAATACGGAAAGTCCTATCATGCAAGCGGAAAGTGAATTTTATCTCCGATTAGGGAATTTGTCCCACACAACGCCGCGCTCCTTTACGCGGGTGGAGGCAATCAGCCCGCGCTTACGCTTGGCGCCGGGCGGCGTCCAATTCCTCCTTCGAGGGGAATATTTTTGCTATGTCGTCGGTCATTATTTTCCCTTCCAACCTTTCGGGCGCCAGCCGGATGACAGCGCCTCGTATGCTACCTGAACCGGCCCAGGTAGGCCATTTTTGAGAAGTCCGCGTTCCCAGCGCCTAATTGCCTGTTTCCCGCTTACCCTCGGATCTGGGATGCGCAGAAGCTCCGCAAGCTCCTCCTGCGACATATCCATCTTCTCGCGCGCCTTCAGCGCGTCTGCTGGCTTGCGGATTCTCATAGGCGTATCGTCAGTGTGCGGCGGCGCACCATCCCAGCCGCGTTGCGCTGAACCAAGATTTTCAACGCTTCATCGCGATCGACGCTGCACTCCTCCATGATCGAGGTGAGCCTTTCGTCAGTCTCCCGCGCGCGGCGGCCGTGCTCATTGAAATAGCCGACGTGATAGTCGTTCTCTCGGTTGAACATGCTCATGGCAGAACCTTCGTGATTCCCTGACGCTGAAGCGTGATAAAATCTGTTACAAGGATATGCCTTCCGCCGCTGTCCTCCAATTTGGAGTGCGGGCCGACATGATGCGAAAGGCTGGAAAATGCGCTATCCGCAGCGCGCAGCGCGCGTTCCAGCGTCAAGATTCGGTCGAGTACGGTTGTCATGTTCGACTTGGCATTCGCCATTGACGCGACAGCCTGCTTTTCCTTTTCGATTTGGGTTTCAGTCTTGTCCATTGTCGCCTCCTATTTCGAGATCATTGACGGCTACAGCTTCAGCCCGGCGCTCGTGCATCCTCGATATGGCGCCACCCACAGCGAGAGATGCGTCTGCGCCAAATGCGATCGCGCATTTGGTTGATCCATCGGACCAGTACGCAGTCGATGAGAAGTTATTCCCATCGCTGCATATTGCGGAATACTCGACGCTCAACCCTATCAGGGCATGCTCATTACACAGGTCGGAGAGCGCCTTTTCGATTGCCTTGGGCATATCCCCTCCTAGAAAGGGAGATCGTCAGATTCCGGTGAATCAACTCCGGTTTCAAGATCGCGAACGATCTTCCCTTTTTCGTCAATCAGGACTTTCGTAGCCGCCGACACAACGGTGGCTCCCGCTTTCTCGAACTTATTGATCGCATCACGCCTTTCCTCGCAATAGTCGTTCTCGAAATACAGAACGCGCGCACCAAAGCCGTCAACGGTTGCCGTGACACGATTGCGCTTCACCTCTTCATACGGCTGCGCCAGCAGAACATTGAGGCTGTAATCGCTTTCAATACGCAAATCGCCGATGACGACAGCTTTGATTGAGGAATCGTGCTTCACCAGTTCGAGGGGAAACGGAGCCTCGCTGGCGCTCTTGATGGACTTGTATTGCATGGATCTTCCTTTCGTCTGGTTGCCTTCAGATGCCGTCTTATCTCTTACATTTTGTAAGCTGTCAATTTAATTTATAATCCGCTCTAATCGCAGGATTTCCGTCACTTCATCAATGGATGTTGCGACATAATACAAGAGTCAGGCTGAGGCGAAATCCTTCCTCACGTCCCTCTGATTCGGCGAAAGGTTCTTTTCCTTGCCCGGTGCTTTAAGCTCGATCCCAAACGGATGATGGCGGCGCATGAAGATGAGGTCCGGTATGCCCACTTTCATTCCCATGCGCTTCAGGCGAGCAACGCGCATGGCGCGCACCTTTCCGGTCCCGCCAATTACTGCCCCATTCGAGGCCGCGAACCATATCACTTCAGACGGGACAACCAGCTTCAGGTATGCGCACACAGCCTCCTGAAGATCATCCTCGACTCGCTCTATTTTCATGCTACGGCGCTCAAAACAAACTGCCCTGCTCCGGCTCCTGCGCGCAGCAGAGCATCGAGAGAAAGGAAGGCATGAGCAGCCACCAGCGGGTCCACGCCATTTCCTGTCGCTCGAAGCCGCTCAACCCTCTGGGCCAGCGCATCAATGCCTCTACGAAGATGGGATTGAGCTTCCTCTTCACTGAGGGCTGGTTGAAGTTCGGGGAATCGGTCGAGGACATCGATCCACCGGCTATCGCTTGGTCCGGGGATGATGGCGGGTGGAAGAACTGCTCCGCCTGATAGGAGAGAATGTCCGCCCTTGACTTGCCATCCTGGCGAAAGATGCTGCCCTCGCTGCTGCCCTTGTGGTTCTGGGCCGCTGGCGCTGCCCATTGTTTCGATGCTTCCACTGCCTGCCCGGTCAACAGCAGTTCGTTCGATCTGTCCCCACCCCGCGTCAGGCGTGTGCCGTCCGTCACAGCTACCGATGGCGCTTCCCATTTCGCGGCCTTGTCGTTGAGGTTCCGCATCCCGTGGCCCTCCGCCCGCTTCGCCGCGATGTAATCGTCCGTGTGCGCCGGGAAGTGATCCCTTGCTTGCGGCCCGGCCCAATGATCCGCCTGATCCTCCAGATTGACCGAGTGGCCGCCTTCCATCCGCTTCTCCGGCGTCTGGCTCCCGCCCCGCTTCGATATGTCCGACGGGCCGCGCCACGTCTCTGCCGCCCCCTCCAGCGTCGGATAGATATTCCCGTTCCGGTTCCGCTCCCAGCCACCCCGGCTCGTCTTCGCGGACGGCCATGATGAACAGTCGCTCGCGTCGCATGGTATTGCCGGTTTCGGCCGAGCTGAATATTCCTGCCGCAACGCGGTAGCCCAGCCTTTCCAGTGGCGGGACGATGGCGTGGAGCTGTCCTTCCGCGTTCCCCGGCACGTTCTCTCGGAAGATAATATCAGGCCGGCACTGTTGCGCGATGCGGACGACTTCGGGCGCGAGAAATCGCTCTCCCTCGGCTCCGGCGCGCTTTCCGGCGACGCTGTTGTCCTGGCAGGGATCGCCGGAAGCGATGATATGAACGCGGCCACGCCACGGTCGAGCGTCGAATGTGGTAAGGTCAGACCAGACAGGAGCCGGATGAAACCACCCTGCTTCCATCGACGCAACCAGGCTCGCGGCGGCTGCGGATTCCCTCTCCACGTGGCATATCGTGCGAGCGTGCGGCAGCGCCAGACGGATGCCAAGCTCAAGTCCGCCGACACCGGAACAGAGGGACAATATGCTGGTGGGACGTAAAGCCATGTCATTCACAGGGCCGCCCTGGTGGTGATATCGCGCAGACAGGATTATAGCGAGAGCCAGCGTCCACCATCTGCTCGGTAGGCACTGCCGGCACCACCGCGTAACCAGCTGCTTCCAGTTCGGTTAGGATGGCGTCTACCGCCGCGCCGAGGGCCGTCCAAAGCTTGTTCTCGCCGCTAAACCCAATCAGATCGGCAAGACGTTCATACTCGCCCTCATCATCCCTAGCTTGGCTGCTAGCTAAAGCCCGCGCCAGTCTTTCCCTAAGTTTTGCGTTCAAGACACAGCCTCCCGCACGATAGTTTCCCGCACGATGAAAGCGCGGACGTTCTTTCGCTCCCGATCAGCCATAAACGCCTGCGCCTTTTCCAAGCTCTCAAAGCTGAATATCGGCGTTCCTTTGGCGGACATGACCGCATAGGCCGTTGTCTCGTGGCGCTCGGCCTGCCTGTAGGGGCGGTGGGGGGTCATGCTGCCAGACCAAGCATTGCGTTAATTTCATCAACGCGGATAGTAGGGAGGGTTTGTGCGGGCGCTGCTTCCCACTTCGCATAAAACTGTGCGCCTTCCGGCCAAATTTCGCGCAGGCGCTTTAGCGTCGTTATCTTGGCCAGCATCGCCTGTAGCTGCTTCAGCGCCACACGCCGTTCGGACTTCATATCATCAACGGCCTTGGCATGGGCTTGTATGCGGGTAGCAAGGTCACCGACTTCAATCGACCCAAGCCGGTGACAAGAATAGCCGCGTTGACCATTTATCTGGTATGGTACAGGGAAACCATCGCCCGCCGCGTTCAGATCAATTGTCAGGCCAGCGACATTGAACCGCAGGCAGGAATCAAAACGCACCCAATTACTAGGGATTTTAGTAATAAGCTTGCGCTCGCTTTCGGGGAAAACGTGATTATAGGCTTCTTCCGCAAGAGCCCCTTCCGCTTTTGTTAACGCTGCCTTACGTGGATCAAATGCGTGCGCGACCGCTTGCGAGGCGATGGCTTCACGCAAATCGTTTGTTAACCGAAAACTCATCTTCAAATACCTTTCGCCTGTCCTTTTCACCCGGAGTGACAGGCAATGTTCCGCCGGGCGCGGGGGTTAATCGCTGGTCAGTTCTTGGACCGTAATCCGCAGCCATTTAGCGAGCGTATTGAAGGCCCACTCTATGTAGTCTGCGCGCTCGTTCTCCGTCATTTTGTGGAACGAGATGCTATCGTAATTCTTGATGACCTCGCCTGATGGCAGGATCGTTTCGGTGTATAGCCCGCGTCGATCTTTCAGGACGCGGTGCAGGAGAACAGCGTCAAGTGGATCACCCTCACATATCTCGGAAAGCGCATCTGCGGCTTTTGCCAGCACGATCCAATACAGTGCCATCCTACGGTCATTACCGCGCGTCCGCTTGAACTCGATCTTGACCGGAGCCGACCTGTCCAGCGCCTCAAGTTGCTTTTCAGCATACGCCGATGCTGGATAAAGCCCGCCAAGGTGCCTCTTGAAGAGAATGGGTGGGGCTTCATGTCTCATGAGTGTTCTGCCTCCCATGCTCTGCCGCGCGGCGTTTTCAGCCATTGCAACCAATAGGCGGTCACAACATCGCGGCCATCAAACGCGTATTTCCGCTGAAATTTAGGCCAACCTAGAACATCGGTTTGCTCTGCATGAGCGCCGTCACACATTGGCATAGCGGCTTGATCGCTTACCTTTGTCCCCATACCCTTATCGCCCCAGGGATCGAAGTGGCAGGCGCGCACCTTGCCTTCGCAAACATGAGTGCGGTCCTGTAGCGAGATGAAGCACGGCAGGGTGCGCAGCCATCTCAGATATGGCTCGCAACGCTTCCAACTGTCAGCCTTATGGCTGTTTTGCCTCCGAGGCTTAAAAGCTGCGCGCGGGAGCATTTACGCGGCGGCCTGTTGCGGCTGACACAGCAACCTGTAGCCGAGAGGCTGCGCGCCCTCAATACTATACCCACGCCAGCGCAGGCGTTCGATATAAGGCCACAGAACATAGCTCGGCACACCAATATGTCGGGCTATATCAGCACCGCGAACCCAACCTCCCTCCGACAACAGAGAGAGGATAGCTTTCTGCTTTCTGCCGAGCGGGGGCGTCATGCGGCTATCCTTTCTGGTATGAGGCGGGCGATGATCTCGGCCAATTCGTCATTGAATTGATCCACGGCCCGCGCTAGTTGTTTGATATATTCCTCGTCTCGGTATGCCCGCGCGATAAACGGCTCCATTTTCGGCCAGTAGCAAATCAGGTCGATCCATTCGCGCTCGGCAATCCAAAGTTGTCCTTGGCACTGCGCCTTGTGGTCCGTCGGGAACTCACCGCGCAATGTCACATCAATCAACAGGTGTGGGAGTTTGGTTTTGATCTCCAACAGCCCGTTTTCACCAATGAGGCTGTCTGGGGATGCGCCTGCATTCCCATTGCGGATGAAGCCGATTAGTTGCGGGTCAACATCATGTCGAAACGCATAAAAATTACGCGCCTCCGGCTCCATCTCGTGGCCGCGCTCTGTGTGAGCATTGCTGAAACTATCCATAGGGTCGCCGGTTATGATTTCACCGGCAAGTTTCAGCATGTAGGTTCGGCGCGTTTTACTTTCCGCGCCGCCGCGCCCCGACGCCATGACGGTTGAGAATTGGCTAGCCGTTGGTATGCCAGCCCTTGCTGCAAACCATTCTGGCGACCCCTGCGCGCAGTCGATTATCTGCATCATTTTGCGGACACCTTCTTTGCCAGTTCCGCAATCGCCCGCTCGTAGCTCGAAACCGGCAGTTCAGACAAGTCCTCCCCCTTGAGTAGTTTTGCGCTTTGAAGGTATGCAACAAACCGCTCGTGATCTGCCCCCACTTCGCTCATGCGGCGAAGCAGTTCATCGTACTGCTTTAGAGAAATAGTGTTCACTGCCCCCCCAGCGCGGCCATCGTCATCTTCGCCGGTTGATGTGATATTCAGGAGGGCAAATGCTGTGTACCGCTTGCCGTAGCTGGTAGAGGAACCTACGGCTTGCACCGCGTTCTTGCTGCCGCTGCCGTCCGTTGGCAGGGATAGCGTTGTCTGCTCACTATGGCCGTCTCTGTGCGACAGAATGCCTGTCACACTGATTTGGTCGCCCACTCTTTCTACTCGGAAGCGTAGTGCAAAGCCGTGAAGTGCTAGAAGTGGGCGTATTGCTTCGTTTACATCCTCCCATAGAGCGTAGGTAGATTGCACATTTCCGTTGCGGTCTTTAATGCCGCCTCGCTCATTGACTACCGGTAATCCCGGCTGTAATTCTGCCAGAGCCGCGTTAAAGGCTATCTCTGCATTGCGGGATTGCACCCGCTCCTGCATCGCTATCAGGCGTTCCATCTTATCTATATCAACATTCGGGTCACGCGCAGCGCGGGCGATAACATCTAGCAAGCCGCCAGTGTATTCCGCGACTTCGCCGCCGATCTCTTTTTTTGCTACTGCATTCATCTCAAAACTCCTTAGACTGCATATCCAAGGCTACGAACTCACCCCATGCCCTCTTGAGAGACATGCCAATCCCATAAGCAAACAGGGCTGCGGGGATGATGATTAGGGCGGTCA